GAAGACGTCATAGTTGTTGGCGTGCCACTGCTCGATCGTCGGGATGAGTTCCTCAATCTTTGCTGCATATACATGCTCTTTCTTTTTTGTGAGTTCTACCGCGCAATACAGGCCGAAACCTTCGGACGGCAAAACCACCGCTAAAAATTCAGCGGATGTCATGTTTGTCCTTTGGTTACTTTAGTTCGGGGTCGTTTGCGTGAGCTACGCCTGCGGCAAAACCTTCTTCAAAGCCAGTCTTGTTTCCGTGTTCTAAGCCATGAGAACAGCCGTCAGCAAAGCCTTCATCGTATCTGTCCTGATACCAATCAAGTGATTTGGCAAAGCGTTCGCACAAAACTTCCACCCATTCTTTTGGAAGCATCTCATTACCCATCAGATATACCTGACGCAGTATTTCTTCGTCGCTCAAGTTTTTAGGTTGAATGCTTTGCATGTTCGTCTCCAAGCTTCGTCGCCCGTACTGGACGCTTGTAAAATTTTAAGGATAGCTTCAACCGATGGTCGGTAAGCCACGAATACTTCACCGCCATTGAACCAGTTGTAAACAGATTGCCGAGAGGCTCCTGTTACTTTGGCTATCTTGATGGCAGAGAAGTCATGATGCACAGCCCACCGCCCGAGTTGGTTGCCCAACGTCTTAGGCGCTTTCTTGACTGCGCTAATTACTTGTTGTGAATATGGCATGGTGTAGGTGGGGGTACTAGCCGCTCGTCTGCAAGCTAAAAATTGCGCGACGTTCCCCCCGATATTTATGGGTTTCTGTCGTCAACGAGACCGTATTTACCCCTTGCCCACAGAGGCATGCTTTCTTGCACAGCGCCCCCTCTAACGAGTTCAAACTCGTTGTAGAGTTGTTTTGTGAAGCGGGGGTATCCGGGGCCTACAAACACATCGCTACAGCGAAAGTGTGGAACATAGACAACATCGCCCTTGCGGTAAACTTTTTGAAATTCTCTTGGTGTAGAGTCACGCGTCATAAGTTTCATCATCTACTCCTTATTCCGCTTCGTCCCAGTCGTCCACCATGGCAGACAAGTCAGCCTTTGCCTTGGGCACAGCGTTGGGCTTCTTCTCTTCCTTGCGGACTACGGGTTCCTCATCTTCCTCGGCAGGCAGAGGGGCGGCCTTGGCTTTGGTCTTAGCCTTAGGTGCGGGTGCAGGTGCTTCCTCTTCCTCAACCACAGGGGCAGGGCGCTTGCCTTCAAGCTTTAAAGGCGCAGGGGCGGCAACGCTGTCCATCTTAGAGAAAGACATTGTCACAGCTTTAATAGCGGTGTCTGTCTTGCCTTGTTCCTGAATGATTGGGAACTCATCGTCCGTCAACCAACGCATAGCCTTAAAGAACAGCTTGGGCGCTTCAGACTTGGTGTCGAACTTCATGCGCTTGCAAGGCGCGGTTGTCGCCCTCTTCTTTGCCGAACACAGACTTAGCAGGCACAGTCAGCTTCAATACAGAGCCTTCCATATCATTAGCCAACACTACAGCAATGTGCTGTTGGAAGCGGCAAGCGCGGCTATTGTTCTGACCAGAACCGGCAATGTTCTGTTGGCATCCATCGCACTTGTTGTGCTGTGGGTTGCTTGCCTCAGGGCTTGGTGTCTTGCCGTCTTGTGACCAGCAGTCAGGCGCAGATACTTCGCCATCGTATGCCTTGGCATAGAACACGCGTGAAACATCAGGCGCGGCATTGACAATGACTACGTCGAGGTAGCGCTCTTCGATAGCGGCAATCTCTTTACCGCCTTCGTTCAAACGAAACACACCACCCTTGATGGAGATGCTCTTGGTGCGGTTGCCAACTGCGCCACCGGCTAGGGCTCGGGCCATGGGTGACAACGATGTGCGGTTCTTAGCGAACGCGGGGGCTTGGGATGGGTTGAATAGAGCTACATTGCTCATAATGATTCTCCTGATTACTTGGTTGGTTTACGAACTGAAATGGCGTACTCTGTCATAGAGTTAAGCCCTGCGGGAACTAGACTGGGATTCTCAGACAAGAACGTAGCCATGTTGGTCTGCGCAATACGCTTCTCCAACAAGTCCAACGCATCGTGTTCCTTGATGAACTCTTTGAAAGAGTCCCAGTCTTGTGTGTTGTAGCGTGTCTTGGTAGACAGCACTACGGTGCCTTGGTCTGTGCGTACACTTGATACGCCAAGCTTGAGCATCTGGTCTTTGAGCGCGATCTTCACAACGTCTTGTTGACGCTTGATGTCCTCGATCTCAGACTCGTACTGAGCGGTTAACTCTTGTACGCGCGACTGCATCCTGCGGTACACCTTCGCCAACTTGTCCATAGGGACAGTGACGTCTGTCGGTGCTTCCTGAGGAGCAGGTTCCTCATCATCTATGTTTAACATTTACTTCTCCTTGAATTATTTTATTGTCAATGGTTTGACAGCATAGCACGACTAAATTGATTTGCAACTCCTTTCTTAAATATTTTTTACTTCGCTGTCGAACATGCCGACGAGCAGGGCGTGATCGGAAACTTTTGTATTCATTGCCTTGAAAAGCTTCTTCTCGATGGGGCTTGATTCAATGTGCACCACAGTGACCTTGTCTGAGTCTTGACCTTTGCGGTCGGCTCGTGCTATGCACTGCGTATACATCTCAACAGACATTAGTGGGCCATAGAAGACAACTGTGTCAGCGGCAGTCAGGGTAATCCCGTGGGCTGTCGCTTGGGGTTGCAACACCAGTACGCGGATGTTGTCGGTAGTCTGAAAGTCGTTGATGATCTGACCACGCTTGGTTGCAGACACGTCGCCATGAATCTGGTCAACGGCATAGCCATGCTTGGTTAGATACGTAACGATGGTGTCAATGCTAGAGCGGAACAGGGCGAAGATGATTACCTTGCGGCTTGTCTCTTCTAATACCTCCTCCAGTACCCCAAGGCGAGGCGCTGAGTCGAACTCAACAACTTCTTTCTCGTCTGTGTAGGCGGCACCACAACTGATTTGCAGTAGCTTGTTTACAGCAACGCCTGCATTGACCGCACTGATTGTTTCTCCGGCAGCTTGGAAAAGCATCTGCTCTTTGAGTAGCTTGTAGTACTTAGCCTGCTGTGGTGTCATCGGTACTTCGCGTGTGACTGTGATGACTGGTGGTAAGTCAAGGCATTGGTCTTTGGTAAAACGTATTGCAGGTTGAAGCGCTTCGTACACAAGCTCTTTGGCGTTAGCCTTTGGAGCCCACTTAAACATGCTGATCTTGTTCATGACCTTGTCGCGCCACGATGTCTGGAACTTAGGCACACCGCTTGGGTTAACAAAGCGAGCCAAGCCGTACGCATCTACTGGCGACTGCGATGCAGGCGTGCCTGTCATCATCCACAGGTATGTCTCAGGCTTGATGATTGATGCAAGTGTCTTCCACCTACGCGTTGATGGGTTCTTGTATGCGTTGGCTTCATCGACAATCACCAAGTCGAACCTACCATCTGCGTTGATCTCGGATGCTATCAAGTTGAGGCCATCGTAGTTGGCAATCACGATCTCGTAGTCTTGCTGAATCATTTCAATACGCCGACTAGCTTGAGCATGGTGCGCGACGATGGCAGAGCGATGTATAACACTTCGGTTGATGTCACCCATCCACGCGCTGTGCATGATAGACAAGGGGCAGAGAATAAGTATGCGTCTTACTTCACCACGCTTCATCAAGAAGTCAGCCGCCCATAATGCAGACAAAGTCTTGCCAGTTCCGGGGTCGTTAAAACAGAACGCTCTGCGGTTCATTGTGAGGAAAGCCGCTGTCTCTATTTGGTGAGCCATTGGTATAAACTTTCCCGGCCAGTCGTAGCGCCTAGTGATAGGCGATGGCACATCCTTCACACCGAGATTGCGTAGCACCCTTGCTTCATCCAAGCCCCAGTACACAGCCACTTCAAAGATGCCATTTGTTTCGGACAGCACTTTATGCTTTGGAATGATCGCGTACTTGTTTGGGTTACGTGTGCGCAGTACGAGCGCTTTGTCGTCAACGATTTGCATTACGCATCTTCCTTCAGCCTAGCCCACGGCGAGTTGTCTGAGTGATGGTTTAGTTCTTCCATCTTTTTGTTGCTGTGCAAGCGTGCGGATGCGTCAGACCAAAAGTCATCTTCTATCTCCGACACATCTACCCATGTGTCTCCGTACTTGGCACGCCACAAGTTGACTAACTCTGATAAAGGTATCGAGTACACAGGGTCATTGTTAGGGTTGAACATAGTCATAGCGACGTGTTGTTGCCCCATAGCCTGTGCTTGCCCCATAACCTGTGCGTACACTTGAGCGCTTATTCCTAATTTTTTAGCCATTGCAACTTCCGTTGCGGTTAGCGTCACGGTTCCTTTTACTTTTCCCATTTGCTTCTCCTTGATTTATTTTGGATTACGACACACATACTTAGAGCGATCTGTTAGGAAGTGAACCTCTAACTCGCCCTCTCTTCTCATTCTGTTGTACGCGTCTTTGTAGAATGGGTCTTCTGTTACTTCTACTAGATCAACCCAGTCATGCCCCCAACGCGCTACCCAGAGATCGATAAGTCTTGCAGTAGGTATGTCACTTAATAGAGTGGTCTGACTTTCGTGCATACGAACGGTTTGCGCTCGCGTCTTTGACTTGGAGATTCGAGCGTACTGTCTTTCCCCCTTTTGATAGCGCTCTTTTGTGATCGACATCTTTTCCATCTCCTTTGTGTACTAGTCCTTCCTTCTCCATAATTGCTCGGGCTTTGTTTCGTGCGGCACGTTTCTTCTTGACCATTGGTGTGCCGTCATACTGTTCGTACTCTTTTGCGTACGGGCGGGGTTTGTTTACGTAAGGCATAATTTTCCTTTCAATGTTTCTTGTTGAACTCGCAAGTCTTTACTGGACACCAACCGCACAGTGGCGTTTGGTTTGGGTTCCACACGTCATTGGCAAAGCTAGCTTCAAGCCGCGCTGTGCGCTCACGATAGTCCCACCAGTGTTTGTCGGCCTCATCTCGTGCCATCGACATCTTGACCATATCATTTTTCACAATGAACAGCAACGCTGAGTTGACCTTGCGGATGTGTGGGAAATGGGCAAACACCATGAGCGACATGAGAACTAACTGATCTCTATCGGGGTACTTGTTGTTGCCCGTTTTCCAGTCACCCACCCACGCCGTGAGGTTGTCGTCGTCAACGATCAGGATGTCAGCAATGCCGCGCACCCATACGTCTTTGTCTTTCCAACCAGTAGGCTTGAGGTCGACAGTCAGCGCCATCTCATACTCGGCTAGCTTGCGCCCATTCTTCTTCAGCATGGCGTCCACCACAGGTTGAAACTGTGAGTACTCAGCGGGTATCGGTTTCCCCTCTCCGATGTAGTCCTCAATAGCCTTGTGTACCTGATTGCCGTAGCGTGTTGCCTCAGTCTCGGTGAACGGGTAGTTCTTCAAGACCTTGACCTCTTGGTATCGGCGTTGGCATCCCTCAAAATCTTTGAGGGCTGAGTGTGACCATGCGGGTTGTTTCATAGTTGTGCTGAGTTGATTGCAGAAGAGAGGCGCTTGGCAAAAGCATTGACAAACTTCTCGTCACTACATAGCTCGTGCTTCATGTCGTGTAATACAGCGTGAGTCATCTCATGCCAGAACGAGTCGGCCAGTTCTGCTTTGTCTAACTTGTTGCCGTAAGCATCTCTCTTGGCAAGCCAGATGATGCCGTGTGTGTAGTCGATCGTGCCCAACGTGTGTTGTCGCTTGGCTTTGTCGACCATGATTGTGGCGTATTCAATATTGCCCACTCTGATGCGTTTTGGTATCTGCATTGCTTCTCCTAGTTTTTTGCTAACCCATATCTCCGGTGAGCGCCACCGTCAGCGGACAATGGTATGCCTTGCATATAGCTTGGCTCCATAGTCATTTGCGCCAAGACCCAAGTCTTAGCGTCAGCCACTTCATCGTCAGGTACAACAGCAATCAGTTCGTCATGCACTGTGCCTGCGATCGGGTATTTCTTTGCTACCCTCAACATACCATCCGTCATCACAATGCGAGCCAAAGCTTGCGTGATGTTATTCGTTATCTTCCCTGCATACAACTTGGTAGCGTGTGGCCCGTAGACTGCTTGGCTCCTACCTTTGTCGTCCTTAACATAGCGAAGATCAGGGTACAACAACTTCATCCCGTTTGGTAATTCTATCTCACCTTTGCGGAACGTAATACATTTATACACCAGTTCCTCACCCTTGACAAGCGCCCTGTGTAAAGCTGTTTCACAGAGACTCCAGAACGCTACAACAGGGTACGCAGTATTCCTATACGTGTCTATGATAGCTTTGGATGCAATCACATGGTTCAGAAGATCTTCAGTTGAGCAGGTGTGCGGTATGTCAAACAGCTTGTCATCAATATCATTGAGCTTCACGAACGCTTGCGCATACTCAGAGTCAACGCCTAACTGCTTTGCAAAGTCTCGCGAGTACCTGACCGGTGGTGCACCGAGGAAACCGACGAGTAGTTGAGAGGCAAACGACGCCCAACCAAGGCCGTAACCGCACCCAAGTAGCGCAGACTTCGCAGACTGTCGCAGATCTGGGTGTGTTTCTTTGGTGAGGTTCGGAATGTTAAACATCTGAGCCCCGAAAGCCGCGTAAGGGTCACCACCTCCCTTGAAGATGTCGAGCATATCTTGGTAATCCGAAAGCCACGCAAGAACTCGCGGCTCAATCTGAGATAAGTCCCCAACGACCAGTTGGTAGCCTTCGGGAGCCATAATTGCTTTGCGTAGGAATGAACCTCGCTTGAGGTTTTGCATGTTGATGGCACTGCCTTTGGCCGCTGTCCACCTACCCGTCTGCGCCCCGTAGTACGAGAGCGGAACTGGGAGCGTGCCGCGTTTGCCGATGTCAAGGAATCTTTGGGCACGCGTTCGCTCAGTGGTTGATTTAACTTTAAGACGCGCTTGACAAAGTAGGGCAATGTCTTCACGTTCACTGTTAAGCAACGTCTGAAATAGGGCATCATTTTTAGCGAGGGCAAGTGTTGTCTTGCCTGTCGTCTTGCTTGTCTTGGTTGGCGGAACCACACCGAGTTTTGTAAGTAGTTCAGCAAACTTTGGGTTCGATGCCAACTCAGCATCCTCCACGCCGAGCCTCTGTAGTAGTTGTTCACGAGCGTTTCCTTCCTCGGCTAGTGCCTTGATGAGCATTGGTTGATCTAACTGCAACAGCGGACGCGTGTACATCTTAAGCGTCATGTCGATGAGTCTTAACTCCTTGGATGGGTAAGCAACAACAAGTCTCTTGAATATTTCCTCGCACAAATACACATCATGTTGGCAGTAGCTCGCAAGTTCTTCTTCAACAACGGGGGTAAGTTCGGACAATCCGTTTGTCGAGTGAACAGCGTCACCTTTTGGGGCAAGTCCAAAATCGTTGGCAAGCTTGGCAAGACTGTTACCAACTTCCACGCCACGTAAAGCTCGCGCCATCGATAACGTGTCGAAGATGAAACATGGATGGGCGTTGTATCTCCACTCCATAATTGATACATCGAACTGTGCGTTATGGGCAAGCACTGCGGTTCGTCCCCAGTCGACCCCATCAAGGTACTCACGTAGCTCTGCATCTCCAAACCATCTAATTGGTTCATCGCTTCCGTATACATGCACGCAAGCTCCGAACGCTCTGAATTTATCATGGCGTATGTACTCCTCTGTTGTCATCTTGCTGAGCGTGTACTCTTTGCTATCCCAGTACGTCTCAAAGTCGATGGTTATTATTTTGTCGTATGGTTTGGTCAATTAAAACTCTCCTTGGGTGGTGCGTCGAGGACGTTCAGAAAGCCGAAAAAATCGTTTGCCGCCAACATGAGTTGCGACGCCTCCATCTCATTACAGTTTAGGGTAACGACTCCTGCAAACGCATCCTCTGCACGACCAATGATGACAACGCCTTGCGCATTGCCTTCTCCATAACACATCACCAACTTGTATATCAGTAGCTTGAAGTGCGCCTGTTCTTCGTCTGACATCTTGTTAATTCGTTGCTCTAATTCTTCTTGAGTCATTGCTTCGCTCATGATAAGACCTCCTTTAAAGTATGTATGTTGTCCTCATTGATGACAACGGCTATCCCCCCTGCGCCACGTATGCGGCTTAGATGGGCTTCTTGTAGAGCGGTGGTTTTACCCTTACCCGCTTTCGCTTCAATGCCAACGAACTTGCCGTTAGCACATACAAGGAAGTCAGGCACTCCTGAGTTCCCGTATCCTGTCCCGATGGGCATGGCGTAGTACACGCCCAACTCATCTAGTATCTTACGTATTTGTTTCTTGACTTTGACTTCTGGTGTTGACATGTCAACCTCCTATAAATTAGGTGAGGGGGTAAAGTAGATTACGCGCCCCCTCGTATCGCGTTGTGGAATGGCAACAAGAGGTAATTTCTCAAAGGACATGACGCCCCTTGTTGCCGACAAAGTGTGGTCGCATCTACTGGGCTTGCACAAATCGCCTTATCTGAACACGTCAGTCCCTTGAATTTAGTTTGGTTCTCCTGCCCGTATTCTCAGGTTTTGGGCAGTTCTCGGGTACGTCAACGACGACCCAAACGGCGGCTAATGTATTGCGGTGAGTTGACTTCTCCCACCGATCGATGTACACCCCAAACACACTCTCCAATGCTTTGTTGACAACACGTTTGTCTATGCCCGTGAGCCTAGATATATCGCTTGACTTCAAACCATCGGGGTGTTGTTTGAGTGTATCTCGAATGATATTGTGATTACTCTTCACTCTTCATTTCTCTAACGTACTGCGCAAAGCTGTGGGCTGTGTCGCCAAAGGCGATGCGCATGGCATCGAACTCTAGCGCCACTTCTTCAAGTACAGCGTTGCGCACCAGAGGGTCTGGCTTTATACGCACTTTGGGCGTGCCAAAGATGTTGTCAAAGTCTTCTTTGTTAAAAAGTGCGTCACTCATTACCTTCCTCCATGATTTCCATAAGTATGCTGTGCTTGATTATGTCCAACACGCCTAGCACAGTTGTGGCGCGTATCGTGCCTTCGTAATTTTCAATCACTTTACACAGTTCTTGGGTTAAGCCGTCAACCAATTCATTTTGTAATTGTATTGAGTCCATATCAACCTCCAAACATTTTCTTGAGGTAGTCATACAACTCGCGTGCTTGTATCACGTTCATGTGCTTGATAACTTCTTCTGGAGGCTTACCGAACACAATAGTATTCACCACTCGCTTGCTCGTAGCTTCGGGTTGTAGCGCGGCAATGCCATCGTTCTGTGGCTCACGGGCTTTGGGCGCAGGCTTCGCCTTGACCGCAGACTTCTTTGTGTACTTAACGCTTGCCTTCATAGGTACATACTCGTCCACAGTAACACGATAGCCATGGTTGTTATCACGAGTAGCCAAACCAGCGCGGACAAATTGCGCCATGAGCGCTGTGACTGATGACTCTTTGAAGCCATGCTTGGTGAGATCACGGCTCGCGGCGGCGGCGGTAGTGCCCGGGTGTAACTTTATATAGTCAAAGGTCACACGAGTTACGTTGTTTTGAACTGCAAATGGTGTTTTTGCCATAATTTTCTCCTTGAGTTGTTGTCCTGTGGGGGTGGGTTCCCACGTTTCGATTGCGTTTTTGAGTGCTGACTGAAGATCAGGCATGACCGTTTCCTTTCTGTTTGTTCCTTGTAGTTTGTTAAGAATTTCTTTTGCTTCCAACGCACCCCCACTAAGGGGGCGTGTGTTCTTATGCAGGTCGGGCAGAGGTGCGCCATAAAGACGCCTCTCTACCTCTGCCTGAGACAGATACTTCTTGGGTGTAGCGGATCTGCGAAATCGCATCACACTTCCAAGCGTGGAACCTGACGTGCAACCAACCACTTGTTGCCAAGCCTGCGGATAGAGCGTACCCATTGGCGTTGGTAACTGCGGATGGTTTCGGGGGGCGCATCGTATGTAGCAAAGATGCGACGAACGTGTGTTAAGTATTTAATGTTCATGATTACCTTTCAGAAGTTGAACTTGTCGAGGATGGCGTCTACGTTTCTCTTGACGTCTTGACGAATAGCCTCGTTCTTGCGCAAGTCTGTTGGTGTAACTCCCACGAGTAGCTGTTCCAACTGACTACGTGCAGTCTCAAGAGCCAAGTCATTGGTTACATTCAATGCCTTGGTGAGATCACACAACTCTAGCGCACCATCGACAAGCGTGTCGTGGAAGCGCCTTTGCTTCGCCTCACCGCCTACATAGTCAGTAGTCAATCTGTCTGACATACGTTTGAGGTGGGTGCTAAGTCTCTCACGCACATCTGCCATAGCAGAGTCGATGCGTTCCTGTGTCAGAGATTCAAGGCGAGCCTTGAGTTCTGCCTGTGCTTGGTTGCCCACATCTACGCGGAAGTCGCCCGATGATGGGACTGGCATGTAGTTAACGCGGAATGAGAACTTAGTCATCATCTCATTAGCGGTAGGGTAGTCATCTCTCTTGAACATATCACCGAGAGCCAATGCCTGCGCTGTAATAAGCGTAGGGTAGATAACCACAAAGGCTTTGACCAATGCCTCCATCTCTTCTTCGAAGTCATTCATGCGCTCGGTGAACTTCATGAAGTTGACAGTAGGTAAGAGACGCAGACCTGAGTCAGACCAAGGTGCTGTATTGTCGTACACGAATTGACGTGCGCGACCGACCGCTTGTTGGATGATGTCCAACTCGGTGCGACCTGCAAGCAGGTGCTTGTTGACACGGGCGGCATCTTTAGCCCCCGCGTTCTTGCTTGCTACCACTTCGTTGGTGGTAGTCTTGTCTAGCTTACGTGCTGTCCACACAGAAGCGTTGAACTCCACAAGCATTGCGCATGTGTCGATGTTGAGGCGAGGTGTATTAGTTGTCATGATATTAACTCCTTGTGATTACTTGGTTGAGAAAAAGATTTTGTGCTCGGCTAACATGCGACCGAACTCATTGATCGTAGCGAACAAAGCCACACGCTGACTTGTTGCTACTGTGTTGCAGAAGATCGACTGCATCTCTGCACGCATACGCCACACGTACTTGACGATGGCTTCTGCCTCTGTCCTGTCCGCTACGCGAGTAACGAACTGGAATACCTGAATCAACTGCGCCGTAGGGTTGTCGGACAGCGGTGCTGTGTCAGGTGATTTGATAACGCGAGAGTACTCGCAGATCTCACGACCGAAGCGAATGAACGATGCCAATGCCTCTGCCGTAGTAGCACCGACAGTACCCTTGAGAGCCGCCTCAAGTGTTTCGTCATCGAGAACACCAAGACCCGCATCGAGGATGTCACTAGCGGCAACCAACGAGCGAGGTGTAGCGTATGCGAGTTGCATAGACTTGGGGTTGAAGATGAAGCCGTTGTCCTTGGACAAGTCCTTGCCCTCGAACATACCGCCCTTCTCGTAGTCAAGGAACGATTGCATAACGCGTGGCTCGTTGTTGACGAAAGCGATCACCATTGGGTTGATGCCGTTGTCAGTAGCCCACTTGACCCACTCGTCACAGCTAGGCTTACGCATCTTGACGAACACCAGACGATTGCGTAGGTGAGCTTGAATGGAATCACCAAGACCCTCGATGGACAGATTGGTAAAGCACACAACAACGCTACCCTCAGGCATGCTCAAGTTACCGACCCTGCGCTCATAGATGATCGGAGCCAATACATTCTTGATGAACTGCGGTGCCTTGGCGATCTCGTCAAGACCTACGAGGATAGGCTTGGAGTTGTTGACACCGAGTTGATTGAAAGCACTAACACCGAAGCGCTCGTTGGGTAACTCACGAGACACGCCATTCTCACGATCGAGGTCAGGCATCCACACAGAGCCGTCAGACAACTGAGTGCAGTCAATAGGTTGCACAGCGATGTGGTCAGCAAACTTGGGTAGCTTGCGTAGCGCATGGAACAGGGCAGTCTTGCCGATGCCGTTCTCGCCCTCCACAATTACTGTGCGCTTGTCACCGACAGCGGCAATGAGGGAAACAACTTGTGATGCAGATAAAAAGTTATTCATGATATAGATCTCCAAAGATTAAGTTAAACAGAAATGTGCAAGACTTTGCCATGAGTAGGAACGAATGACTCGTTCTCTACCACACCCCACAGAGATGGCATTGGGGTATTCGGGGTATCGCAACCAAGGTAACCATCTGTTAACCAGACGATTGCCCGAGCGTCGATCTTGTGTTCCTTGATGTAGTCGACAACAACATCAGGAGTAGTACCGCCACCGCCCTTGGGGTTCATGAGCGAAGCGATCTGTTCGTAGTCAGCAGGCTTGAATGCTTGGTCACCGCATACGCTAGTGTCCCACCACAACACACGCACACCCGCAGGCTTGGTGATGTTGCAGATGCGAGCGATCTCACCGAACAGCAGACGATAGTAAGGATACATAGAGCCCGATGTATCAACAGCAAGTATCAACTCACCGACAGACTCGGTGAAGTGTGATGGCATAACGAAGCCCGAAGCGAGCAAGCGTTTGTTGGGAGGACAGAAGCGTGAGTTGTCATCGCCCGCAGAGATAGAACTAATCCATTCCTGCAATGCTTGCTTCCAGTCAGTCGTGCGTTCCTTGGCAGTACCTAAGATGTCACGACCACCACCCTCTTTACCCGCAAGCTTACGTGCAAGTATCTCGCCTTGACGATTGGCATCGTCGACCTGTTTGATAAGCTTGTCTCGCTCGACTGGGTCATTGTCAAACTCACCATCCTCGTGTGCATCGAGGGGCTCATCGAAATCACCACTACCATCGCCGTTGCCCTCGCCCTTCTTTGGTTCCTTCTTGCCCTGCTTGAGTAAGTCGTTGAGTACCTGAGGGAATGACCAACCGAAGTATTTGCGATCAATGAGCAACGACTCAGTAGGACGCTCAACAAACTTGAAGTCGGGGTCAAGTTCCTCGATCAACGCATTGACCACGTAGTCCTGTGCCATGTTGGTAAGCCTAGGCATCTTGCGTGAGTACTCTTTGAACAAGATGCAATGCTTGAGTGCAACGTGGAAGTTCTCGTGCAGTACAAGGTAGCGCATCTGCTTGCGGTTAAGTGGTGCAATGAAGTCAGCGCCATACTTCTTGTCACGCCCATTGGTAGCGGCAGTAGGTATCTTGGTTGATACCTCGCTCTTACCTAGCATGATGTCGCCCGACAGCAAGGCGAACTTAGGGTGACGCATACAGTCAATGTTTGCGGCTTGGACTCTCTGATTGAGAGTCATCTTCTCATAGCTCATAGTGCTTCTCCTGTTTTGTTTAAAGAAATTATAGCATAGGTTGTCAAAGACTTGACAACCTATCGGAAACCCTGATGGGTATTAAGTTTGTATATTACTACGGGGGTATTCAGAATTTTTAGGGAATTGTTTCACCTCCTCTGGTTTCTTCATTGTGTTGCTACCAACGTATTTGTGTATCCTGTCAAGGATGGCACGCCTGAACTCGACCATTTCGATGGGCTTCTTCAAGTCATCGACTGTGTTTGCAGTCTGGTTGCGGGAATACCAACTGCCACTCATGGTGAAGTCCTCTTGGTCAGCACCACGCTTGGACGCGATGATGTTGTATGCACTCTGGCACATCTCAAAGAACACATCAATGTCCTGTT